ATCAAAGTACATCAAACTTCTCACCGAATACATTAGAAAGTTTGTTACAGATAAATTGGAACTTTATGGAACCGAATAAAGAACTGGAAAAGGCAATTGCAAGTAAATTTCTGACCCCATCAAAATTTGCTTTAGAGATTGAAAAAATTGTTGCAGAAGAAAAATTCAATTATATTGATGCTATCTGCCATTATTGTGAAATCAATGGACTTGAGGTAGACTCTATATCTAAATTGGTATCTAGACCACTTAAAGAAAAATTGAAGTGGGATGCAACCCGTCTTAATTTTATGAAAGCAACTTCGAGAGCAAAGTTACCTCTCTGAATAAATATCACTATATTGCGAGAAATATAAATGAAATCCTTTTCGGAGTTTCAAAATAATAGTATTATTTCTGAGGCATCAAAAAACCGAAACTTTTATAATAGAGTGTTTGACTCTGCAAAACGTCAAGGATCTAGTGATCTTGAAGCAAATACTATTGCTTCTCAGGCAGCATTAGAAACTGGATACGGTAACTATCCGAGTGGTTCTTTCAACTATTTTGGTCAGAAAGGAACCAGTGGTGAAAACACTAGTTCAATGAGAACAAGGGAGGTTGTGAATGGAAGTAGTGTAATGATGAATCAACCATTCAAAAACTATGACAGTTTAGATGCTTCTGTTAAGGATAGAAGGAGGAAATGGAATTATAAAACGCAAGGCGCAACCAACGTTAGGGATGCTGTTTCAAGACTTCAAATTCCTGGTGGGCAACCAATACCTGGAACTAAAGAGGTAAGTCATGGTGCTTATGCAACAGATCCAAAATATGTAGATTCTGTCAGTAGTATTGCAAATCAATATGGAAGAACTAGTTCTCCATTATCTGCACTTCCAAGATCAGGGAAAGGTTTTATCAGTAAAATAAAAAATATGTTAGGATTGGGTCAAAACAAACAATCACGAGTATCTTTACCAAAACCATCAGTGAAAGGTGCTCTTAACTCTCCATCACCAGTGAGAGTCCTTGCTAAACTTAAAGGGAAAACTGGTGAATTGAATAAATCTACCGGTAAATTCACTAAAAGAAATTGGTCTTCTACCGAAGGTGGTAGATACAAAAAATATGGAGGAAAGTAATTCTTGAAATTTATTATGTCACCTTTTGAAACTTATCAACATTACCTTTCACTAAAAAATCATTTCACAAATCCAAAATACGATTTCTTCAAATATGGAGCGAAGACCCGTGCTAGCGTATCCTCCTTTAATAAGAGAAAAGATAAGTATTGGTTTGAGAAGACTTCTCGCAAGTACTCTGACCAAGAAATTCTTGATTTTTTAGTATCCAATTTTTCTGCTTCTGATAACCCACAAAACCTATGGATTGGAGAAATTATCAATTCTGGCGAAAGGACTTACGCCGATTGGAAAAAACGAAAACAGAGTTTGACTTACTTATTCAAAGAGCAAAGCAACGAATTATTCTTGGAGAACGAATTAGGGAATCTATTCAATTGTTCCAAAGGACATCCAATTCTTCTGAAAGCATATCTAAGCGGCAGATTATCGCTGGAAAACTTCGTAATCTACGAAAAAGTATTCCATTTCTCAAAAAACTTTGATAAAAAGTTAAATGATCCTGTATGGGAAACGATGAGTCTCAAATTGAAGAAATATGAACCCTTTCTAAATATTAATGTATTTCATTTTAAACAACTATTGAAGGAGATTATTAACTATGGTTCTTGATAATAAAACTGTGCTTGAAAACCTTATCAAGCAACGCGAAGAGATTGAAACGCAATTAAATACTGCTCGTACAACTTTATTGAAACTTGAAGGTGCGATTGATGTTCTAGAACAAATTGAAGAAGCGAATGTGGAAGAATCTGCAACATCCGTCGAAACTGAAATAGTTGAAGAAACTGATGAGTGATTTTTTTGACTCCGAAATTATTCAGGAGGAACTAAAAGAGATTAATAATCTTCAAGAGAGAATTTATGGTTCTCTCTTCAATTTTAGTGACATGTCTAATGAGGATCAATTAAAACATGTTGAAATATTATCAAACTTGCTAGAACGGCAAAAAGTGATGTATACTAGGTTATCTCTTTCTGACGATCCTAAAGCGATTGAAATGAAAGATAATCTACGCAAGTCGGTTGCCATGATGGGATTCCCACCTGAGACCGACATGAGTATGCTATTCAATAGTATGAATGCAACCATTGAAGCATTAAAAAACCATATTGACTCTTGATGGTTTTTCTGTTATACTATCTAAGCAAATCCCCCAAATCCAAACTAATCCAAGGTAATCCAAATGTCTTTCGCAGACCTTAAAAAGCAATCTAAGCTTGGCTCCCTGACTCAAAAATTGGTCAAGGAAGTAGAAAAAATGAATAACAACGGTAGCAGTTCTTCTGACGACCGTTTCTGGAAATTGGAGTGTGATAAAGGCGGCAATGGTTATGCCGTTATCCGTTTCCTGCCTGCTCCTGAAGGAGAAGACCTTCCATTCGTCAAACTCTATTCTCACGCTTTTCAAAGCACTGGTGGATGGTATATTGAGAACTCTCTGACCAGTTTGGGTCAGAAAGATCCTGTGTCCGAATACAACTCTATGCTGTGGAACAACGGCACTGATGCAGGTAAAGAACAAGCACGTAAGCAGAAACGTAAACTGACTTATATTGCGAATATCTATGTTGTCAAAGATCCTACTAACCCTTCTAATGAAGGTAGAGTTATGCTCTATAAATTTGGTAAGAAAATCTTTGACAAACTCACTGCTGCAATGCAACCCGAGTTTGAGGACGAGGAAGCAATTGATCCGTTTGACTTCTGGCAGGGTGCTAACTTTAAACTGAAGGCAAAGAATGTTGCTGGTTATCGCAACTATGATTCTTCAGAGTTTGCACGTCAAGATGCACTTCTTGAAGATGATGATGCAATGGAAGCAATCTGGAAAAAGCAATCTTCCTTGCAAGAGTTTGTTGGTGCCGACCAGTTTAAGGACTATGATGCATTGAAAAAGCGTCTAGAGTATGTTCTTGGTAACAAAGGCACTCCCCGTTTCCAAGACGAAGAATCCGTTCAGGAAGAGCGTCAGTTCAATGACGAGCGTCGTGGTATTGCCCCTGCAGTAACTTCTACTCCTGGTGAGTATAATACTGATGCTGACATCTCTCTCAGTTCTAATAACGCTGAAGAAGATGACACTCTGGCATACTTTGCACGTCTTGCTGAAGAGTGAAATCTGATTACACAATAGACCGTGTAACTAAATCTGATGCCGCAGAGTTACTTCTGCGGTTTCATTATTTAAAAGATGTATCTAAAACCTTTAAGTCTGGTTATAATTATGGTCTATATAAAAATAATGAATTTTGTCCACTAAATATCGGTGGTATTCAAGGAGTTTGTATTTTTACAGGTCTCCCTGTTCCTGAAATAGCAAAAGGTGCATTTGGATTAGAACGTTATGAACAACAAGGACTTTTTGAACTTTCCAGACTCTGTATCCACCCCAACACTCAACAAGAAGAGTATAACATTACTTCTTGGTTCGTTGCTAGAGCGATTAAACAACTTAGAAAAGACACTAAAGTCCGAGCTATCATTTCGTATGCTGATAGCAATTTTCATGGCGGCACAATTTATCGTGCTTGCAATTTTAAGTATTGTGGCCTATCAGACAGAAAGAAAGATTTTTACTTTGCAGACGGAACTAAACACTCTAGAGGAAGTGTTAAAGGAGAAGAAGGTGAATGGAAAGATAGAAGTCAAAAACACCGCTATGTAATGGTGTTTGATAAGAGTTTAGATCTCTTATGGTCCGATTAGTCTTGTGTTCTCAGTTTTAATAAGTCTTTCATTTATAAATTGAGAACTTTCACTATAGTTCATAATAGTTCTTATCTCACCCAAATACTGTCCCAAGTATTTTGATTTCAGTAAGAATATTTTTCTCTTTTTCTCATTTTCAATTGTTTCATAAGCAAAGTTTGAAATACCAATTACCGGATTAATATCACCTGTTCCCGTATATTTCGTATTCTCATATGCACCTCTAACAACATAACTATTTCCTACAATAGTCGCATCATAAGGTGCAACTATAGAAAAATCTTCATCAACTCTTTGACCTGGTGGAAGAATTAACCGACCCTTGGAGTCTTTTACTTCAAGGGTTTCGTAATGATGAATATCATTCAGTTCTGTACCGTATTTGTTTTCCGAATAAATGTAAAGATCTTTATTTGAGAGCGGCCATTGATCTCTAATATTTGTTATACCTGCAGTTAATATAATAACCCAATCTAAATCAGCAGATCCGTAAAATGTTTCTGCAACCGTGTCCGGTCTTTGCCCCTCAATAATATTATATTTTGAATATAAAGTCGTTTTATCTTGAATAGAATCTCTAATCTTTACTCTACGAAAAAGATTTTTAATTGCAACATATTCTTTTGAAGAGATTTTATGTTGAAGATTTGACTGATATGCAATATCAGGTAATTCTCTAAAATATGACATTAGTAACCTACTCCTGTACCAGCTGCGAGTGCATTATCACCCTCTACCTCATAATCATCAGCATAGATTGGATTAATTTCTTTGAATGTAAACTGCATTTTCATATGAACAGGTGTCCCATCATCATATGTTGCGTAAGTGTTTGAACCTGTGTAATTGACTGACATATCAGTTATTACACCTGTTTTCATTTTATTCAAAAATGGATGTGGTTCCATACCTTTCATATATGTTAATTTGAACAACTGTGGTGATTTGATAAAGATTGCAGGATTTTGTCCTTTTTTTGGTGACATTCCCTGCTTAATTGCTCTAATTATCATTGCAACTTCATTTGCTTCATCAGCATTTCTAGGAGCAAAATCAAAGGAAAATGGAAAAGATCTAAGAGTAACATTATTAAATAACAACTCTAAATTAGATTGTAGAATTTGACCACTTGCCCTGCTAATGATTGATTGTGGATTTACATTAGCACCAAGTTGATTGATTGCTTTCACTGCTACTGTACTTTTTAATGCTTCAATTTCTTGAGAAGATATGTTTATTCCTGCTTCCTTCAGATTCGTGAATACTTTTTCTCTTTGTGTGGCATCAAATACTTCTCCACTTGTAAGTCCACTTGCAACCTTAAGACCAGCAATTTGTAATGGATTTAAAGTATCTTCAGCATATCCAACAGACATAGTATCTGAAACATTCTGAGGTATTGGTAAAAAGATGACCTTTGAATTAGTCATCAATTTTTTACCTTCTTCACTACCCTCACCAATTTTTTCTATTTCATCTGCCTTTTTTCCCAAAGAACCAAGTATGTCTGATAATGATTTCCCACCTTTTTTAGTCAAATCAAAAATATCACTATTCGACTCATAATCAAATATTGTAATGGACAGATAATCTGCACTTGCATCAATTCTTTGTTTGGGATATCTTAAAACAAGTTGATCATTATTAGTTCCCTGAGTCCCAAAACTAGGAGTGTAAAAATTCTGATTAGATTGTCCAGCAAGTGCATTATAAGCTCCACTACTTAAATCAATACCCAAATTAACTGGATTTGTAAAAGAATTTTCTAACGCAAAACTATAGTCGTCTTCTGTCATTATAGACGGTACTTTTTAAGTATTTAGCTACTCATAGCAAAATCTGCTAAAGGGAGCATAAGAACATCCCTTAACTCAGATGGATATATTTCATAAATGCCATCAGTCACTACTTCATTAGCAAGATATCTTCTGACTGATTGACCTCTACCTAACCAATGATAGTTTTCTGCAATCCAACCATCTTCTAATGGTGTACGCATTTGGACCACAGGATTTCTATCAAATCTTATACCAGGTGTGATCGCTTGATAGCGATAAACATATAACTTTCCAGGTATTGGTGCTTGTGCTTCATCTAATACTTTTATCAGTTCGTTCATTACAATGTCAGGGTCTCTGATACCAGTTATGTTATTAGTTACAACACGAATCCGATTCCTATTCGTATCAGTATCAGTTGGTCTATTGCTAGCAGGTCTTGGATCTTTACGTATTCCCTCATCATATACGTTAGAACCAACTTTAATATTTGGATTACTGCTGTATGTTACTTCACCAGTTTCGTAAACATAATAATACTTACTTCCAACTTTACCACCAGTTTTAATGGTTCTTGCCATTATTTGATACCTAATTCTTTTTCGGTTAATACTTTAAATTCCCACATACGATCATCACAATATTCCTTTGCCGCTTTCCACTTTGCCTGATTTCTAGCATATTCGTATGCTTCGTTAAGATACCTTTTTGTTTGTCGTTGTGGTTTTTTTGGTGGACTACACTGACTTAATGGTTTAACTTCAATCAATGAGCGTTTGATTCGTCCACTAGTATCTTTATATTTAATATAAAAGTCAGGAAAGTATCTGTGAATTTTATTATCAATAGGTGAACGATACGGGAGAACAACCTCTTCACTACCCCACTCTAATATATTTTCATTATTATCACAGTAAACCATAAACTTTCGTTCCCAGAGAGAACGATAAACAATATTAGTTGGATCACCTTTATATTTTTGTGGACGTGATGGTGAATATTTTCCCTTATATGACATCTAAATAACTAATAATCACACATAAGATATTTAGAGTGCCTAGACCATTTCCTAAAAAGATATCACAAATAAAACCTCTTATATCAAACGTAGCACTTACATCAAACTACTTGATGCAATTTGGTGGATTACCTCCAAATTTAACTACATATCTCAAACAAAGAGGTATGGATACTAGATTTCTTGGTGAAGAGATTGGTCTTCTTTGTTCTAGAGCTTCCTTACCTGGAAGCAGTTTTGCTACGGCAGATATTGTAGGTAATTTTCAAGGAGTAGTTGAACGATTTGCACATACAAGGCAATTTGTTCAGATGGACCTAGACTTTTATGTCGATAATGAGTATCGTGCATTAAAGTTTCTTGAACACTGGATGGAATTTGCTGCCAGTGGTTCTACTACTGGTGCTGATGGTGCAGATCCAGCACAAAGAGGACATTACTTTAGAATGAGATATCCAGATGAATATAAGTGCGACTATACTAAAATTGTAAAATTTGAAAAGGATTATAAGAGATACATTGAATATAGATTTATTGGATTATTTCCAATATCATTAAATGCTACTACAGTTTCATATGAAGGTTCTCAAATATTGAAAGCAACAGCATCGTTTAATTATGAACGTTATATTTCAGGTCAATCATATTCTATCAATTATGCTACTGGGACAGATGGTAATAAGGAAGGATCAGTAGGAGGAACTATAGGCAATAATGCTAATCAATTTACTACTACAAAGTTAGATTCTGGAGTTTCAACACCTAACGATTCTTCCCTCAGCATGTATGGAGGTCTCTTTAACAGTAGCACTGGTGCTAGTACCTTAAGTATATCAGAAAGTTCAATTTTAAATCAACAATATTCTAGTCCTAGCACATTTGACACGTCATTTAAAATCTTTTAAAATCTCATCTAAATAATTTTACTGACGTGCATGGATTGTTATGCCTTTACCAAAAATTTCTACACCAACTTATGAGTTGGTGATTCCTTCAAATGGGAAAAAAATTAAATATAGACCCTTTTTGGTAAAGGAAGAAAAGATTCTCATAATGGCGATGGAAAGTGAAGATACAAAACAGATTACTGATGCAGTTAAAACTGTAATTAAAAATTGCATTATAAGTCGCGGTGTTAAAGTAGAGGAACTTGCTACATTTGATATTGAATATTTGTTTCTCAATATTCGTGGTAAATCTGTTGGAGAGGAAGTTGAAGTTCTTGTAACATGTCCAGATGATGGTGAAACAAAAGTTCCAATAACGATCGCCCTTGATGATATCATGATTCAAGTTGATAAAAATCATTCTCGTGATATTAGATTAGATGATTCTCTCACTTTAAGAATGAAATATCCATCTATGGATCAATTTGTGAAGAGTAACTTTGCAATGTCTGAAATTAATGTAGATGATACCTTTGAAATTATTGGTTCATGTATTGAACAAATTTATAATGAAGAGGAATCTTGGTCTTCAAATGATTGCACTAAGAAAGAGATTCATGATTTCCTTGAACAACTTAGTTCTAAACAATTCAAAGAAGTGGAAGATTTTTTTGTAACCATGCCTAAGTTATCCCATACTATCAAGGTAAAAAATCCAAATACTGAAGTTGAAAATGAAGTATTGTTGGAAGGGTTAGCATCTTTTTTCGTATAAGTATGGCTCATACAGATCTTGAGTCATACTTTAGAATTAATTTTGCCTTAATGCATCATCATAAATATTCATTAACAGAGTTAGAAAATATGATACCTTGGGAGAAAGAAATTTATTTAACTTTCCTCCAACAGTATATTGAAGAAGAAAATCTGAAAGCACAACAACAGCAGAATGGTTAATTCAGCACTTATAGGAAGAAGAACAACAATATCTGCCTCTGCTTTTACTGGCAGAGCGGTTCCTCCTGGTGCGGTATCACAACCAGATCCCACAACAACTGCGTTAATCAGTAGAAACTCACTACAGTTGGGTGTTGTATCTAATCAGATGCAAAATTTATCCAATCAAGTAAATTCCTTATCAGGTTCCCTTCAAGTTGTTGCTAATAGTTTGGCAACATCTCAAGCATTAGAAAGACGAAAAGAGCAGCAAGAAATATTACTTGAAAATAGATTAGCAGAACAACAACTTAGAGAAGGTAAAGAATCTGCAATTGAAAAGAAAATAGAGAATAAAACAATTGCACCTGCAGAAAGATTGTCAGGTAGGGCTCAAATTACTTTAGGGAGACTTGGAAACTTCTTCTTTACATTGTTGGGTGGATGGTTAGCAATAAATGCGATAAAAGTATTAAATGCTCTCAGTGATGGAAATACAAAAGAATTAAGAAGACTACAAGATAGAATTGTATCCAATTTAGTTAAGATTGGATCAGTGATGTTGCTTGGCAAAGCAGCATTAGCATTGATTACTTTAAGATTCAAAGCTTTTGCTCTTCTTGCTGTTGGTGCTGCTGCAGCAAACTATTTTTCAGATCCAATTGCACAATTTATCAATGTAATTATTGAAGCAGCAAAGGGAGGTATTTCGGGATTACTTAAATTATTCACTGGAAACGGAGATGGCAAGAATGATGATCCAGCAAGTCCTCCTTCAAATATAAATCCCCCGACAGAAAATCAAAGTAATTTAGAGACTCCAGAGAATCCAGAAACTGTGGAGGAAACTCCCCCAGAACAAAATATTAATCCAGCATCACCACCACAAACTGGTTTGGGTGGTCCATCATTAGAACCTTCAAAACCTTCTACTCCTATTATGGGTAGATCACCCATGTCAGCAAATCAACTGACAGGCAATGAGGAAGAATCTTCAGAAGAAGGTTCAATGGACTTCTCTCAACCAGCAGAATTTGGAGAAATTGAATTAGGTGTTAATGTGGAAAATGTTTCTATTGAGGGTGATCCCTCTGCAGGATTAGAGCCTGGTCAGATGACTCAGGGAGACACTACATTTGCACAGATGGGGACCAGTGCTGCAGAGATACAAAGTTTCATTGGTCAAGAAAACTATATTGGTAGAACTGGACAACTTCCTGCAAGTATGTTTACTCCTATAAGTAAAGACGATACTATCGCAAGAACAATATCACAATCAACAGAACCAGGAATAACAGTTGTTCCTATTCCCATTGAGCAGGCACAAGAGCAACAATCAGAACCTATTGAGTCTCCTGCCAGTCAAGGAACTGTTTCAAATGTTCCAAATATACCAACTGGAAATAAAGATAATATTTACCTTCTTGGTGCTTATTCCAACTTTAATGTGGTACCTAGTTAATGTCAGTACAACAATCACTATTTAAGAGTAGTAATAGCATTACTAATATTCAGAAATCTCTGAATAGTTTTGGTGTTGGAATAAGAAAAACTAATAATACATCCTCCATTATTATACGTAATCTTGTAGACGGAAATAGAGCAAAAGAAAAGGAAATTAGATCAAGATTAGATATATTCGGAAAAAGAAGAGAAGCAGTAAGGAGACGAGAAAGAGAAGATATAGTTGAAGCAGGAAAAATTGATTCATTGGGAGTCGGTTCAGCAACACAAAAAGCAATCTCTTCGAGCACTCAAGGATTTTTGGGAAGGGTAATGCGTTTTGTTGGAACTATCTTTGTTGGATGGTTAATTACAAATCTACCAAAAATTATTGATGGTGCGGAAAAATTAATCACTAAGATGACAGTGATTTACAATACACTTCGTGGTTGGGTTGATAATACAACAAATTTCTTTAAAAATTTTAATATTTCACTTGATGGTCTTTATGGACGTATTTTTTCTCCACAAAATGAAGATATATCAAAACAAGAAAATGATTTCAATTCTAGCAATGCAAATGTTGAAAGAGGAATCGATGATATGTTTTTGGATTTTCAAAAAGGAATAACAGACTTAAGAAATTTTGATTTACTTTCTATTGTTAGGGGAATGTTCATTGGTTATGATGATAAATCTAAAACTCAAAATCCTAGTTCTAGTTCTAGTAGTGGTACTGCTGGTGGATCATATGGACCAATTTTAAATTTAATTGGAAGTGCTGAAGGTGGATATACTTCTATTGCACCAAACGATAAAAATGATAACTTAACTAATATGACAATTGCTGAAGCGGCAAATGCTGTTGGTAATAATGGTGGTCGTGGTGCTATCGGTAAATATCAATTAACAAATCCAATTCAACAAGCAATAAATGCAGGATTAGATCCAAGTAAAGATTTATTCAATGAAGAAAATCAGGATGCAATTGCAATATCTTTGATTAAAGGTAGAGGAATTACTCCTGACATGATTATAAATGATCCTGTTAAAGCAGCAAGTCTTCTTGCAATGGAATTTGCAGGTATTCCTGTATTAGCATCTCAACAAGGACATATTCAATCTATTCAAAGAGGTCAAAGTTATTATAGAGGATTTAATGGCAATCAAGCTACCATTACACCAGAGGCAGTTGAAGCAGCATTTAAAAAGTTTGGACAAACTGGAAAACTTGAACTGGGTACCAGATTTCAAAAAGGTGATATGGTAAGTAATATAGGTGCTCCAGCTAGAATTACATCACTTTTAGGTTCTTTTGAAAATTTTAGATCAAGACCTCATGGCGGAATTGACATTGGGTGTGCTGCTGGTCTTTATATTGCATTAAGAGCTGATTGTGAAGTTGTTGGAACTAAAAATGAACCAAATGGATATGGTCTTGTTATTGATGTATGGGTACCTTCTTATGGTGTTCAACTTAGATTTGCCCATAATAGTTCAATAATAATCAAGTCTGGTGCTATTCCAGCAGGAACTTCTTTTGCAGTCACTGGTAGTACTGGTAAATCTACAGGACCACATATTCACTTGGAAGCAAGTACAGAAAAAGGTTCCATAAAGTATGGCAGCAATACTTCACCAGATCCATATATATCATTGATTATGCTGTCTCCCGCTCAAATTAATAAGAAACCAAATCAAATACCAAATCTCACTGGACGTGGAGGAACTTCTTTGGAAGGAATGGGTGCAAATAATATTACTAATACAGTCTCTACATCTAAAAGAAAGAAACAAGTAGTTGCAGTTCCAATTTCTATAGGAGGAGGACAAAAGCAATCACCCACAATTGTAATGTCCGGTGGTGGTAGTAATGGTGGAACGAACATTGTTAGAGAAAGTGGGTTAAATAGTTTCATAACAAATAATCTTCTCAGAGAGTTAGAATATACATAATGTCCAGTAAGAAAGCATCAGATCCATCAGAATACATAGAGATACTCATTGAATCTAATGATAAGTCTGAGAGTGCTGATCTAAGACTTGGTGTTCAGTCTATAGATTATTATGAAGATATTTTCTCGCCAACGATTACATCAAAGATTATCGTCACTACTACAGGTAATGCTTTTAATGGGAAGGGAATTTATCAAGGTCTCCCATTAAGAGGTGGAGAAAGAGTATCAATCAATATCAAGGGAAATGCAGGAAGTCCAGGATTAAATTTTTCAAAAAATACTGATGATTATTTGTATGTCTCAAGTATAACGAATGTTATTAGTCAACCTCAAGTTGAAACATTTGTTCTAAATCTTTGTTCTAGAGAAGCAATCACTAATGAAACAACGAGGGTTGTAAAAAAATATCCTTCTTCTTTACCAATTTCTGGTTCTGCCGAAGCAATACTAACAGAACTTATACAAACAAAAAAACCAATTGATGCAGATCAAACTTCTAATAAGTATGGTTTTATTGGAAACATGAGAAAACCTTTCACTGTTCTTACATGGTTGGCATCTAAAGCAGCACCAGAATCTGGTATTGCTGGATACGTTTTTTATCAAACTCAAGATGGATATAAGTTCAAGTCTCTTGATAAACTAATTACACAAAAACCTAAAGATAGATTTTATTATACAACAGTTGCTGATGGTAATTCACATGTAGGTTCTGCATTTGGTGAAGATAAGATTATAATGTCCTATATCACTAATAAGAATCAGAATATGCTTGAAAAACTTAGATTAGGTGCTTATTGTTCTCATCGTGCATATTTTGATCCACTTACATTTAAAGTAACTCCACCAGAAAAAAGAAAATTTACTATCGATGATTATGGTAAAGTAAAAAATCTTGGTAAGAAACTTAAACTACCAAAACTCAGTGAGACATCGGATAAAACTTTAGGTGAAGTTCCAACTAGAATTATCACCGGTATTTTAGATAGAGGAACTATTGAAAAAGATGTGAAAAAGAATTTAAATGCTGATCCACTTGAAAATCAATCACAAGCACTACTCAGATATAATAGTTTATTCACACAAAATTTGACCATTACTATTCCATCAAATACTAATTTGAGAGCAGGTGATATTATAGAATGTAGTTTTCCAATTACTTCAACAAATAAGAAAAAGGAATTTGATCAAGAGCAAAGTGGTCTATATATGATTAAAGAACTATGTCATCGCTTTGATGCAGAAGGGTCTTATACCTCTGCAAAATTGATTAGAGATACATTTGGTCAATACGGAACAAATAACAAAGAGAACTGATGTTAGAGGAGTCATTACTAAAAACTAATTTTATTGGCAGAGACGGATTTCGTTGGTGGATTGGTCAGACTGCTCCGGTGTCTGCACAAGGTGACCAAGCAAATGGTGGTGGATGGGGCAATCGCTTCAAAGTTCGTATCTTTGGATATCACCCATACACTACTATTGAACTTCCTGATGAAGACCTACCTTGGGCAATTGCAATCCTTGGATGTACTGATGGTTCTGGCGCAGCAAATAGAGCAACATCAGTAAAAATTTCGCCAGGAGATACTGTTTTTGGTTTCTTCTTAGATGGTGATAATGCACAACAACCTGCAATTCTTGGTGTTTTTGGTAGAACTGATCAAGTTGCTTCAACAACATATAAGAATCCATTTGAACCTTTCACTGGATTTACTGGAAGAGTAAAACCTGCTGCGGGTGGAGTTGTTGTACCAAATCAATCAAATGAACAGACTGCAACAGCACAAAAAGCACCACGTTCAGTAGATAAAGCAACTGCTGATAAAATTAATAAAGGAAAAGGTGGTGCTGGTTCAATTGATGAAACACTTGCTGCAGAAGATGCTGCTTTAGCAAAAGCACTAGCAAAAGAAAAAGCAGCAACTACAAAAGAAGTCTCTGCAAGTCGTGCTATTGGTAAAAAAGTTACCGTAGCATCCGATGAAGATGACAGTGCTATTAGGAGAATAAAAAATGATATTGATAATTTTACAAAAAGTGTAGCAGAAATAACCGGTGGTATTCAAGGTGCTATTGCTGGTGCTAATGAGTTTGTAGGTAAGAAAAAACAGCAATTATTTGATCTAATTGATACAGCGACTGCAAACATCCAGAAAGGTGCTGGTCGTATGATTCAAGATATGACTAAAAATTTATCAAATATTCTTATACCAACTTTAAATTTTGGTCTTCAGGCATTATATGATAGTGTATATGCTGTAGTTTTTGCAGCAACAGGGAGTGCTTCAGCGGCAGATATTGCAGGAACAATCGCACAAGCAACACTTATTGGTCCTGTAAAACAAATCTCTGATGCAATTCCTTGTATTGCCAATCAAGTTATAAATGGCATTGGATCTATAATAAAAGGTGTTCTTCAAAGTGTTGCCGATAATGTTACCAATTTTGTTTCATGTATTGGAGACCAAGTTATTGGTGCTTTGATGAATCATATCATTTCTGGAGTAACTAGTTTACTTGGACCCCTAATGGCAGGAGTTGATAAGATTTTGATGGGATTTAATGTACTTGATTGGTTGACTGGAACAGGTAGTGCAATCTTAGGTATTGCACAAGAACTTGGGTGTAATCAGGTTGCACCAGAATATGACCTTGCATCTGATGAATGGGTAATTGGAAAGGGGTTCAGTGATAAATCTGGTGTTCCCGTTGATGAGATTTTAAATACTGCTAATGAAGCAAAAGCAATTGCGGAAGATTTATCTTCATTACCAATCGATTTAATTCAAGATGTTGCTTCTATTACTGGTTCTTTAGGATATTTTGATTTCATGAATCCAAGTGTATCAACACCAGGATTTGAAAGTTCTTTGAGTAAGTGTTATGCCGGACCACCAGAACTTGGTGGTTGTGGTGGAACAAAAGTTAAAATATTTGGGGGAGGTATTAATGGTATAGGTGGTATTGCTAATGCAATCGTTCAAGTTGCTCAAGGCGGACAAGGACTTACTGGCAGTGTGATTGGTGTAGATCTTGTTAATGGTGGTGGTGGATATACTTTCCCACCATTTGTTGAACTTGTTGATGAATGTAATAGGGGTTATGGTGCTACTGCAAGAGCGGTTATTGATTATGATCCAAATTCTACATCTTATCAAAAAATAACAGACATTTATATTGTTACAGAAGGTGAAGGATATACACCAGATAAAAATACTCCTATAGATGAAGACTTCATTCTTGACGATGAGCAAGGACCTAATATTATTGATGGGGGTGAAGATTACAGTGGTGATGATACAATAACTGATAGTGATGGAAATGAATATGATATTCAGATTGATGACAATGGTTCAATAATTAAAATTATTCATAATATCAATAATGAATATCCAAGTATTAACCGTCTTCTAGAGTATACAATTAATTCCACAACTGGAAGTGGTGCAAAACTATCACCTAGACTTAAGAAGAGACCCATCACACCTCAAGGTCAAGTTAAACAGGTTATTGATTGTATTTCAAAAGAAGATGATTTTGTAGGTTATGTTAATGGCAAAAAATATTATGGACCATTCCATATTCATCCAACAAATGGCAAGAAGATGGTAGGATCTACCCATGTATCAACACCTCATGCCTTCATATATGATACTCCAGAAGAGAGTCTTGGTTCCCCATCAACAACGGTTAGCACTACTACTCAAATACAGCAAGTAACTAGTCAGACTCCCACTACTACAGTAACAACTGCATCAGAGTCCCCAACAACCTCTACTACTAATAATAATACTACTAGTGGTGGAACAACAACAGGAACATCTCCAACACCACCATCTAGTGGAGGAAATAGTGGAGGAAATAGTGGTGGTGGATACTAAATATGAAAAAGGGGGTAAGATAAATGTCAAATAATTGGGAAGGAAGACAGTTTCTTAATCTTGGATCTAAATTCAGGATTGAATCAAATAATCCTCAAGTAGGATTTAATGGTCCGGGTGTTTATGACATTTATGGTAATAATAGTCAGGGTGATGTTTCTCTCTCTGGAATGACTGAAGGTGGAATGTGGCGTTTATATAATGATAGAACTGTTGAAATTATTGGCGGACAGAATACTGAAAGAGGTGGTGTAGATATTTGTATTACTGGTATTAAGGGCAGTGTTCTTATTACTGCTATGGAAAATGGTGATGTTAGAATTCTTGGTAATAATATTATTATGGAAGCCAAGACAGATATTAAACTGAAAGCAGGACAAAATATACTCTTAGATGCTGGTGATAAGATTGATTTTATTGGAAAGGAAGCATATTGTGAAGCACCACATTCTTATGGACCAAATTGTATTGCAACTGAAACTAATAAGAAAACTTTCCTGAATCAAGTATTTAAAGGTCTTGCAGCAGAAGATATTGCAATAGCAGCATCTGCAGCAGCAGGTGGACCAGGAGCAGCGGCAGCAGTTTCTATTGCGAAAGAAGGTATTAGCGCACTTAAAGGATTATGAGTATATCTAACAACAAAACCAATTTCAACTATATTTTTGGTGGAAAACTTGATGTCTACGGCAAATTAACATCTTCAAAACTTGACGTTCTTGGGAATGTTGTAGTTGCAAGTGTAAAAAGTACAGATAATAATTATGTTGTCCAATTTGCGGGAAATAACTGTCCATATAATGTATATGTGGGAACAGATAACACAAATAATTTCCTCCTTGCTAATGAAAGTAATAACGGAACATTATCAGAAAGACTTCGTATAACTGCTGGTGGTCTGGTTGGTATCGGAACTGATAATCCAGAGAGGACTCTTGATGTTGTTGGTTCAATAAGAAAAACAGTATATGAACCTGGAGAAATTATTGAAACATTGGAGGGTATATGTGACGGAAACGATGTGACAGTAAAATCTGGAACTTATACATTAGCAAACGTAAATGCCGACCAAGTATTAGACACTGATAGTCATGCAACAATATCTGGTTCTAGTATTGAATATACACCACCAGCAGGAACAACTAGAGTTTGTTATGAGTTTTGGGTTTATATGAGAGATTCTGGTAGTGATAATAATTCTAGACCTTTACTACATTTTCAATCAAAATTAGACAATGCTAGTGGCACCAGTACCACTATCAATAACAGTAGGCACACTTGGAGATCTGCTTCCGGCATCAATGTAGATGATACTCAGGTATGGATTTATAATAAAGTATTTGTAAGTATAGGACAGGTTAGTACAGAAAGTGTTGCGAATGGAAGACTTGTAAGTTGGAATTCTGCAAGAACATTTAGATGGACGACTAGAAGATTTAACAGTTCCTATGCTGCAACTTTACATGAAACACAACATTGGGATGGCAGTGGAACTAACCTTCGTGTACGCCCTCACGTAAAAATCACTGCCATAGCTTGACGACTCAACTAGAATCCATTATAATAACAAGGTAAGCAACAAAGGCACCATGTATGGTATATTCAAAACCACTGGAGGTGTAAATGGAAGTTTTTACCCTGAAAGAATGGGAAGACAATTTTGACGAACTCTTAGAAAGAGTTGAAAAAGGTGAAACCATAGGTATTGTAAGAGAAGATGGTAAAGCAGCAGTGATGATGCCTGCCGATGATGAACTAATACGAATACATACTGAGAACAATAACGAAGCTCAGTAGTTCATCATCAGCCCGTGAGACTTGGTAGTCAGAGAGGTTTTATAAACCTTTTCCTCCAGATTAGAGGCTTTGAGATGGTTCAAATCCATCCACGGGTATCTGCTTCCTTAGCAATCTGGTGAATGCAGCAAACTCATAATTTGCCTAAGGA